TGGCTGAAACTTATACGTATGACAACTCACCTGACTCAGAAGTTCTAACCGCAGAGGAGCAAGACTCCCTTGAGGTAGGTAAACAACTTAGAGCAGAGCAGGAAAACCTGCTGGCTGGTAAGTACAAAGATGCACAAGAGCTAGAGTCTGCTTACCTTGAGCTTCAAAAGAAGCTTGGTGAAAACAAAGAAGAACCTGCAGAAGAACCTGAGCCTGAGGAACCTGAAAGCAATCCTAATGTGGACATGCTTACCTCAGCTTCTCAAGAATATGCAGAGAAAGGTGAGATGTCCAAGGAGACATTTGAGTCTCTTAAAAACATGAGCAGTGAGGATCTTCTCAATGCTTACATCGAGATGCAAAAGGGCAACACCGTTGCACCTCCTGTTGAATTGAATGACTCTGACATCAGTGACCTTAAGTCATCGGTTGGAGGTGATGAAGCTTACGACCAACTTACTGGCTGGGCTTCTGAGTCTCTTTCCGATGCAGAACTTGACGCCTTTAATGCAACCGTTGAAAACGGAACAAAGGCTCAAATTCAAATGATGCTGTCTGGCATCAAAGCCCGCTATGAATCAGAGAATGGATATGAAGGTCGGCAGTTGCAGGGCAAACCGCCCAGCGATGCTGGTGATACCTTCCGCAGTCAAGCTGAACTTATTGCAGCAATCAATGACCCACGGTATGACCGTGACCCTGCATACAGGAACGACGTCCTGATGAAGCTTGAAAGATCTGACCGACAATTCTAATGACCACCGTAACTGAAGACAGGGGTCGAATAAACCTCTACGCAAAAGAACCACCCATGGAGATTATCGACGTGTACGAAACACACAATGAAAAGGCTGAGAAGCTTAATGGCCGTGTTGCTATGCTTGGCATCATGGCGGCTCTTGGTGCTTATGCAATCACTGGTCAAATTATCCCCGGAGTTTGGTAATGCCTGGACATTACGGATCCAAAAAACCTGCCGCTAAAAAAGCTGCAGCAAAGATGAAGAGCAAAGGTGTGCCTGCCTCTGTGCGTAAGGCCATCGTCAAAAACATGAAGAAGAAGTGACATGGCACGTAAGAAGGTCCGCAAAAAGAATGTCAGTCTGAAGATTGGCAAACATAAATCTCGCTCCGGTGGCTTGACAAAAGCTGGCCGTGAGAAATACAATAGAGAGACAGGATCAAAGCTTAAGGCTCCTCAGCCTGGCGGTGGTCCACGTAAGCGGTCCTTCTGCGCTCGCATGTCTGGTGTTAAAGGACCAATGAAAGATAGCAAGGGTCGTCCTACACGAAAGGCTCTTGCACTACGCAAATGGAAATGCTAACATGGCTGCAAAACGAGGTCTTTACGCAAACATCCACGCTAAGCGCAAGCGCATTGCTGCTGGCAGTGGTGAAAAAATGAGAAAGCCTGGTAGTAAAGGAGCACCTACCAAAGCTAATTTTACCCGCTCCGCTAAAACTGCTAAAAAGAAAAAGTAACACACACATGAAATCTATTATCGCTTCCGGTCTCCTCCTCGGCATGGCACATGGTGCCGCTATTGCTGGTCCCTACGTGAACGTGGAATCCAACTCCTCTTACACCGGCTCTGACTACACCGGTACTGCTACTGATGTCCACTATGGATATGAAGGTGACAACTGGTATGTCCAGGGAGGTACTACTCTCCTGGCTCCTGATGCTGGAGATGGTTCTGTGGAGCTGTCCGGTAAGGCTGGTGGTTCCTACTCTTTGAGTGAAGAGCTGTCTCTGTACGGTGAAGTGTCCTTCATGGGCGGTGATCCTGACAACTCCTATGGCACCAAGATCGGTGCTAAGTATTCCTTCTGATTTACACACAGCCCGCCACTGGACGTGAGCCTTGGGCGGGCTTCATTAAAGTGCTCAAATACATACCCTTGGAAACATTTAACCCGCACTTTTAATGACCGCTGTACTTCAACAACAACAGAGGTCTACCTGGGATGAGTTTTGCTCCTGGGTAACCTCTACTAACAATCGACTTTATGTTGGCTGGTTTGGTATCCTCATGATCCCAACCCTGCTGGCTGCTACTATTTGTTTCGTAACTGCATTTATTGCAGCACCACCTGTAGACATCGATGGAATCAGAGAACCAGTCGCAGGATCCCTCCTGTACGGAAACAACATCATATCGGGAGCCGTCGTTCCGAGCAGCAATGCCATCGGACTACACTTCTACCCAATTTGGGAAGCTGCTACACTTGATGAATGGCTCTACAACGGGGGTCCATTCCAGCTTGTCGTTTTCCACTTCCTCATTGGCATCTATTCTTACATGGGACGAGAGTGGGAACTTAGCTATCGACTAGGTATGCGCCCCTGGATCTTCGTCGCTTACTCTGCACCTGTTGCAGCAGCGAGTGCCGTCTTTCTGGTGTATCCCTTCGGACAAGGATCTTTCTCTGATGCAATGCCGCTCGGCATTTCAGGTACCTTTAATTATATGTTTGTCTTTCAGGCAGAGCATAACATCCTTATGCATCCATTCCATATGCTGGGAGTTGCTGGAGTCTTCGGTGGCTCTCTATTCTCTGCTATGCATGGTAGCCTGGTTACCTCCTCACTTATCCGTGAGACTACTGAAGAAGTAAGCCAAAACTATGGTTACAAATTCGGACAAGAGGAAGAGACTTACAACATTGTTGCCGCTCATGGTTATTTTGGTCGTCTTATCTTCCAGTACGCCAGCTTCAACAATAGTCGTAGTCTGCATTTCTTCCTGGCTGCTTGGCCTGTGGTTGGCATCTGGTTCACTGCGCTAGGTGTTAGCACTATGGCTTTCAACCTGAATGGATTTAACTTCAACCAATCCATCCAAGACCGTGAAGGTCACGTTATCAATACGTGGGCGGACATCCTGAACCGAGCTGGTCTCGGCATGGAGGTCATGCACGAACGCAACGCCCACAACTTCCCGCTTGACTTGGCTGCTGCTGAGACCACCCCTGTGGCTTTGACTGCACCAGCAATCGGCTAATCATTTTCGTACGTTCATCCTATGTTTGACATCCGAGTAGATGATGGTGGTGCACGTATTATTCGTGACGCCCTAAGAGAATACAAACGAACCTGGTCTGGTGGTCATCCACAAGAACAGATTGATATTGAGTTCTTAGAAACACAGTTTACCAAAATGGTACTCGAAGCAACATTGGACGCATGATCGCCTAAGCATGGAACGGGGCTTAGGTTTATTCCTGTACGAACTATGTCTGACCTCGAAAAGCGTTACATCATCAATGCTTACAACAAAATGCTCCGTGAGGAGAAAGAGTTGAAGCTTTGCTATCGCGGAACTGCTTACAAAAAAACTGTTCTGAACTGATCTGGTGACTCAGGGGGAGGTTCGATTCCTCCCCTCAGTTATTGGCGTTGGCCTTCTACGGAAGATACCCTTCGCCGTCATGACGGTGGGAAAAGACCACAAAAATTTTGATCGATCGAAAAGGTTACATATTTAAGTTTATTTATCCATACAAATGGCACAACAGTCTTCTACGTTGACCACTAGCCTTACACGGCCTGGTCAAGCTAACTCTGCGGGTAACGCCCGCGCCTTGTACCTTGATCTCTTCTCTGGAGAGATGTTCAAGGGCTTCGAGAATAATGCAATCGCTCGTGACCTGGTCATGCGGCGTACCCTGAAGAACGGCAAGTCTCTTCAGTTCATCTACACCGGTCGTACCACGGCTGAGTACCACACCCCAGGCAACGCAATCCTCGGTAACACCGACGGTGCGCCTCCGGTGGCCGATAAGACCATCACGGTCGATGACCTGCTGATCAGCTCCGCTTTCGTGTATGAGCTGGATGAGACCCTTGCTCATTACGAGCTGCGTGGTGAGATCTCTAAGAAGATCGGCTATGCACTCGCTGAGAAGTATGACCGTCTGATCTTCCGTGCTATCACTCGCGGTGCTCGTGCTGCTTCACCGATCACCAAGGCTAACTTCCTTGAGCCCGGTGGCACCCAGATCCGTGTCGGTTCTACCACCAACGAATCTGATGCGTTCAACGCTCAGAACCTGGTGGCCGCCTTCTACGACGCCGCTGCTGCGATGGACGAAAAGGGCATCAGCCAAGACGGACGTGTGGGTGTTCTTAACCCTCGCCAATACTATGCACTGATCCAAGAGGTCGGTGACAACGGTCTGGTGAACCGCGATGTACAGGGTGACTCCCGTCAGCGCGGACAAGGCATTGTCGAGATCGCTGGTATCAAGATCTACAAGTCCATGAACATTCCGTTCCTGGGCAAGTACGGTACGAAGTACGGCGGCACCACTGGTGAGACCGATCCTGGTAACACCGGTAGCTTCATTGCTCCTACTCCTGAAAACGCCTCCGGCGCTACCGCTGGCATCAACAACGACTATGGTACTAACGCCGAATTGGGCGCTAAGTCCTGTGGTCTTATCTTCCAGAAGGAAGCCGCTGGCGTTGTCGAAACCATTGGACCCCAGGTCCAGGTGACCTCGGGCGACGTGTCTGTGGTTTATCAGGGTGACGTGATCCTTGGCCGTCTGGCTATGGGCGCTGATTACCTGAACCCTGCTGCAGCCGTTGAGCTGCACGTGGGCGCTACTGCACCTTCCGCTTTCTGATATTTATCTTTTACAAGGGTTCCTTCGGGAGCCCTTTTTTTTAACTATGGCTACTCCTACTACTATTGATCTCGATACCGAACTATCCGCAGTAAATTCAATCTTGGGGAGTATCGGTCAGTCTCCAGTTACTAACCTCAATTTCACTAACCCAGAGATTGAGTTTATCTACAACCTCCTTAAAGAAAGCAACGTCGAAGTGCAAAGTGAAGGTTGGGTTTACAACCGTGAAGATCACTACCCATTCACACCTGACAACAACAAACACATTTTGATTCCTAGCAACGTCCTACGTATGGATGTTTGTGAGGAAGAAGTTTATCGAACTACTGATGTCGTCAAACGTGACGGCAAGTTGTACAACAAAGTTGAACATACATTCGAGTTTGAAGAACCGCTGGACATGAATGTCGTTTGGTTGTTCCCGTTCGAGGACCTTCCTCAACCTTTCAAACGTCTGATCGTCGCCAAAGCTTCTGTTCGTGCTGCTACTCAACTTGTGTCTAACCCGACTCTTGTCCAACTCTTAGGACAACAGGAAGCTTATTGCCGTGCAATCGTCACTGAGTACGAATGTAACCAGGGCGATCACAACTTCCTTGGTATGGGTCAGGGACAAAGTTACCGCTCTTATGAACCCTTCCGTGGATTGCGTCGCTGATGCCAAGTATTACTCAAACTATTCCTAATTTTTTTGGTGGCATCTCTAAGGTGCCTGACAGCCAGATGGGTCGGGGTCAAGTCAAAGATGCAGTGAACTGTATCCCCGACCTAAACAAGGGGCTGTATAAACGCCCTGGAGCCAAGCGTGTAGGTACGTCCGTTTTAGCTAACGCAACGTCTACAGGTGTTTGGTTCCATTACTACAGAGATGAAACCGAAGGTAGCTATATCGGTCAGGTACAGACCAACGGTGCAGTGAACATGTGGGATGCCGAAACTGGCAATGCCATTACTGTTTCCTACGAAACTGGTCAGCAATCAAACCTTCAAAACTACCTGTCCAGTGGAACGATAGGTCCTGAGACATTGCAGTTTACGACTATCAATGACAGCACCTTTGTTGTCAATAGGAACGTGACTGCTGCTATGGAAGCTACGTCTGTTTCTAAGTCTGCTGAAAGACCCCATACATACTC